CATCCTGCATTTTCTGCGGCGGTACGGGCCTAACCAAAGAACATATCTGGCCCGATTGGATGCGTGGTTACATTCCCCGAGCTAACCATAGCAAGGTTGGTCACCACGAGATTGTAAGGTTTCCCGATCCATTCATCACCAGCAATCCCCAACGCAGTAAGGGATCTCTAGCCCGTCCCGGCGATACTGCCTCCAAAAGACTCCGCTGCGTGTGTGGCACCTGTAACAACGGGTGGATGAGCCACCTGCAAACCGTAAACAAGCCCCTTCTGACAAGCCTGCTTGAGGGAAAGTGGCCCGCTAACGCTTTCACTACCTCTGCCATCGAGCATTTGGCAGCTTGGATCACCATGTTCAGCATCGTGGTAGAGTATGCAGACCCGGACACAGCGATGGTGAGCGAAGCTGAGCGGCGCCGATTTTTCAAAACCAAGCTTCCCGACAATCACTGGCGTCTCTATCTCGGTCGCGGCCTCTTGATCCACAATCAACGCTCGTTTTGGCATCGAGCCGTCGCCTTCGGGCCTCAGCGCTCAATCGTCAAAAAAACTAAGGGTGCTATCACTATTGCAGCTTTTGGCCAGCTTTTCTTCATGTCACTGTATACCGAAACCGAAACGCAATTCGAGCCGGCTCCTTGGCTTGATCTGCGTACGATTTGGCCGGCACCACCTGCGTTAACTGCTCCTCATTTTGAGCTCAATGATTACGGCTATGAGCAAGTGATGCATTCAACAATGGAATTGCTGAATGAAGCAAATGCTCGCTAGCTTTTGCGAGCAAAAGCTGTGACCAGCCAACAACCGAAATGCCTGATCGCCACGAGCAGGCATCGGCAGATGCATTTTCTACCTCGATGACAAAAAGCCCCTCACCAAAGAGCACATCGTCCCGTATGGATTCCGCAAGCGCTGTGAGTTCTATATCGCCGTGGTTCACTTATGTGCCTCGTTCGATGCGCCTCCGTGGGAGGTTGTTCTCGGGAAGGCCCGTGCCTGAGACGCTTACGGCCGATGAAACGCGCCGAGATTGACCACGCCGGACGATGCGATTAGGTCGTTCCCGGCCTTCAACTCGTGAAGACCAGATGTTAGCACGGCGGGCGCGGTGCCTCCGCCAGCTACCGGACAGTTCCATAGTCCGGAATTTCGAGAACTTTCGACGGCATCCGCAATATCAAAGTAACCGGCATAGCCAGCGCGACCCGCGCGCACCGCATCGTTAAACGCTACGCGCTGAGCATTGTTGACAGTGCTCGCGAGTGTCTGTCCTCCCAAGGTCGTAAAGCCATCCGACGACGCTGTGTGGGGAGGCAACGTGGTCTCGTGCACCCGCTTGGACGAGGGAAAGTAAGCCCTCGCCGTATCGCGGGCGGCCAGCACCGTTGCCGCGGTGGCGGGCGAATTGATATCGTTGATCCCACCCTGAAGGACGATGTCAGAACAGAACTGGGACAGCGCGAGCTGGTTGGCGTGCGACGCGTTCCAAATCGAGACCTTTGCAGATGGGATTGCGTGCAGCATATACGCGAACGTTCCGCCGACCGCGTCGGCTATTTCGCCAAGATCCGGGTTGTTGGGTGCGTGCTCATACCCGAAGGCTCTGCTATCTGCGCCGGCTCCGATATAAATCGAGGGGCGCCGCGTATAGGCAATTATCCCGCAGCAACCGAACACGTTCACATTGTTCGCGTCCGATTTGATGATCGTTCCTGACAGCGTCTTATCTAACAATGAAGTGGCGGAATACTCGTAGGCTTCGCTCAGGTAAGGTGCTGGCGACGAGTTGTAGCTTGCATAAGCGAACCCGGCGGGGTTGTTCCAGAATTCCCAGGCATAGAGCAGTGACCCATTCGGGATCGCAATTGGGAGAACGTCCGAAATCAAATACGAATTGTCGGGCACCGATCCATACGTCGCCCCCCCGAACGGCACCTGAGTGCGGGTACCGAGCGGATACTCGATGCTCACCGAGGTCGTCAGAACGCCGCCTGTCCCAGTCTCCCCGACCGGGGCATTGATGTAAAAATTCGGGACAATCACCTGAAGCGCCACGATGTCGTCTCGCGCGAAATGAGCGCGCCGCCCGTTTGCGTACTTTAACGACGAGCTGAACCTGTTCGGAAGCATCACCCGCGTGGTGACCTGGCCGAGATAGGGCGCGTTCAGTATCCCAAGGTCAGTGAACTCCGACAGCGCCGCCGTCAGCGGCTGTGTCAGCCCACGGATGATCGGCTGCGTGGCCTTAAGCACTGAAGACTCCGCAAGCGTCAGCGCTGGCCACGCGGCTGAACCGATACGTCCCGGCAGCGACGATCTGCAGCGCGCGGCGGCGATAATCGAGCGTATCGACCGTGAAATACTGGCCGGCGTCGTCCTTGAGCAGGATATCGACGCGCGCGGTGGGGCCGACGTCCGGACCGCCCGCATCCTTCAGCGCCACGGTCAGCGTCGATCCGGATGCAACGACCTGATCGGAAGAGTCCAGAGCGGTGTTTCCGACCGCTAGAATTTGGGTTGGCATCTTGAATTTTTCCCTTGGTCGAACGGTCCCGGGGTGTGGCTCGCGCCGGGGACGAGCAAGGTGCTCGCCCCGGTCGCGTTGCGGAGCGCTCGCTTGCGCGCGCCCCGCTAGTTCGAGGTGAGGACCTCGACCAGCACTTCCGGCCGCTTGCAGATGGCGAGCGGGTTCGACTGCGACTTCAGCTCGACGCCCTCGCCGTGCTTCAGGATCTCCGGGGAAATCCAGATCTCCTGACCGGGCTGGTTGACCGCGCGGATGTCGTTGGCCGGCGCATCCCAGGTTTCGAACGTGTCCATCGTTCCGTTCGGATAAGCGTAGCCATAATCGACCGGCACGAACGGCGTCGCCGTCCGAGCAGCGCCGATCGGCGCCTTGCCGTTGTATTCGCGGAACGTGATCTGCTGGAACTCGAAGGTTCGGCCGAGCGCGGTCGGCTGACCGGTGCGGTCGATCGGTCCGGTGCCCGGCGCGAAGGTCGATTGTGCCAGGGCGGCCGCTGCCTGCCAATTCAGCCAGAACTTCTCGACTTTGGCGTGCTGCACGAACTTGTTGAAGAACGAGGTCGACACGATGACCTCGACATTGGTCATCACCTCGCCCTTCAGGTTTTCCGCGATCGAGGTCCGCAGCTGGGTGCACTTGTCGATGATGTCGGTGCCAGCGGTGCCGAGCACGAAATCGACCTGCACCTTGGTGATGCCGAAGGTCGCGTAGAGATCGACCAGCGTGTCGCCGTTGCCGTCCGTCACCAGGCCCTTCAACGCACCCATGCGCAGCCATTCGCGGGTGATGGCGTGTTTGTTGCGGATGTTGAACAGGCGTTTGGCCATCTCGTCGGACATGGTGCGCGTGCCCTTGGAGCCGTTCACGATCGAGACCATGTTCTGCAGGTCGCGCGGCGTGATCAGATCCTGCGACGGGAAGTGCGGGCACTCGATGAAGACCGACTTGCGGCTACCGCGGTCACCCGGGGTCGCTGCTGCGCCGCGCTCCTTGGCCGGCAGCACGCGGATGGCGCCGTCCTCGATGACGATCTCAATAATGGTCGAGATCGATCCCTGCGCCGGAAACAGATTGATCGCATTGAGCAGACCGTAATTGTTCGGGATGCGGTTCACGGAGCCCGAGAGCTGCAGCGCGGTGAACGGAAAGACAATTTCGTCGGCCATGGAGGTCAAGTCCCTTTGAGTTTGAGCGCGCCAGGCCAAGCCGGCGTCGTCGGGTGAAGATGATCAGGCACGAGGGAATCGGCGGGCAGAGCTTCGACCCGGCCCGCCGTCGGTCTGGTGGTGAACGGTTACGACGAGCGGCCGACGATGCCGCGGGCCTCGAGCTGCTCGAGCGCGGCGGCGGTCTGGTCGGCGGTGATGCCGGCCGGCCAGAGCAGGAAGCGGGAGTCGACGATGGACGGTCCGCGGCGCAACGTCAGGATGTTCTGATCGGAGCCGCCGTTGAGAGCGGTCCGCTCCGACAGCGACACCGCATGGGCGATCTGGCGGCCATCGGTCTGGCTCAGATCGAGCGGCCAGTATTTGTAGGACACGCCCGTGATGGTCACCGGCAGGGTGAAGTTGTCGCCGGCGATGAAGTCGGTGGCGCCGTCCGCGATGGTGAACTTGACCTGGCCGGTATAGGCCGTGCCGACCACGCCGCGGCCATCGAGCGTGCCGTCCGGACGGAACACCTCGAACTCGCCGGAATTGGTCCGCGCCTCGGTGAAGATCACCTTGTAATTGCCCACGATGGCGTCGTTGCCATAGGCCGGCGTCGCCTTGGTCAGCACGCCGTTGCCGGTGCCGGCCTGCGCCACGGTGCCGACCGCGATGGTGGCGGTGCGCACGCGTGCGATGACGGTGCCGATCTTGACCACGTTGTCGGAGCCGCTGCCGGCAGCCAGCACTTCCTGCACCTTGCAATAGTCGTCGTCGACCACGTATTTGAGAACATCGGTCTCGATCGCCGACTGGATGACAGTCTGAGTCTTCAGCACCATGGCTGAATTCCTTTCAGGATGATGGTGAGCATCCGCATGCGCCGGGATGGCGCACGCGGCCGGTCATGTCGTTAAAGGAAAGGCTCGCGGCCTTGGCTTCAGCGTGCCACCAGGCCACGCTGCTTCGACAGCGCATCCACGGCGCCATCCAGCGAGGCGCCGAGCGCATCGGCCTCGCTGGCCGTGCTGGCGCCCGGCTCCTTGATCTGCGGCGTGTTGCCGGGCATCAGCACGTCGAGACGGGATGATGCGCCGGTCGGCTTGCCCGCTTCGGCCTTCGGCGATGCCGCCAGCGCGGCGTTGGCCGCCTCGACGCTCATGTCGGTGTCATAGGCGAAATGTGCAGCGAGGCCCTCGCGGCCCTTGGCATTGTCGCCGCCCACGATGGCCTTGATGCGGGTGCGCTCCGCCGTGGCGCCATCGGTCAGGGCCGCCGCCTTACCGGCGGTCTCGCCGGCAGCATAGGCCTCGGTTGCCGCGGCATTCACGGCCGTCATGTGGTTCTCACGCGAGATGGTATCCGCGGCCGGCTGCTTCGCGGTCAGTGCAGCGAGCACCGCCGCCAAACCAGTCTTCTGCAAGGTCGTCATTGATCACTTCCTTCCGTTGATGGCGTCGACAAACACGCTGAAGGCTTCGGCCGGGCTGTCGACGATCCCGTCCACCAATCCAAGACGCAGCGCGTCGGCGCCGTTGTAGGTCTGCGCTTCGGTCGCCAGCGCCGCGTCCCTGGACATGCGCGCGCCGCGATTGTCGCCGACGACGGTCGCGAAGCGCTGCCGCAGGGCTTCGTTGCGCGCCTTCGCTTTCGCCAAAACGTCATCCGGCAGCGGCTCGAAAGGATTGCCATCGGTCTTGTGCGCGCCGGCGGCAATCAAGGTGACCTTGATGCCCTCCTGCTCCAGCTGCTTGGAGAAATCCGCATGAACCGAGACTGCGCCGATCGAGCCGACGCAGCCGTTCTCCGGCATCACGATCTGGCGGCAAGCCGAAGCCAGCGCGTAGCCGGCCGAGCAGGCGTTGTCGGTCAGGATGGCGAGGGTCGGCTTTTCGGCCGACAGCAGCGCGGCCATCGCGACCGTCTCGAAGCAACCCGAGGCCTCGCCACCGAACGTATCGACCTCGAACACGGCCGCCTTGATCGCGGTGGACATGCGCGCCCGCGCAATTTGCGTCTGCAAGCCCTGGTAGGACGTATCGCCGGAGAAACTGCCGACCCACGCGCCCTTGTAGACCAGCGAGCCCTCGACACCGATCACGGCAACGCCGTCGACCATGTCGAGCACGTCACCATCGTCATAGCCCGCGAGCCGGCGCCCGAGGCGGTTGCTGAGGACGCCGAGTTGCTGCGATGGCCTGCCGTTCTCGAACGCAACATGATTGATCGCGTCAATGCCGGCGAGCGTGAAGCCGCCGTCGACCATGCGGCCACCCAGCCCGGTGACGATCGCGGCCAGCTTGCTGGCATCGATCATCAACGGCGCATCGAACAACCGCGCGGCGATGTGCGGAAACTTGATCATGCGTCGGCTCCCGTCTCGGCAGTGGCGGCAGCGCCGCCCGGCCCAGCCTTGGTTTGATCGTTGGTAATTTCGGCGTCGCTGCCCTGCGCGGTCGGCGCGGTCGACTTGCGGGTGAGGTTGCGAGCCTTGAGCTCCTCCTCTTCCCACTCCGCCTGGTCGAGCACCTCTTCCAGATCGAGGCCCTGCGTGGCCACCTCGTCCTGCAGTGTCGAGAGCAGGCCGTCGATGCGCATGTTGGCGCCTTCGGCTTCCTTGGTCGGATCGACATAGCCGCGGCCGGGACCGATCCAGCGGCCATTGAGATACGCCGCCGGCAGAGACCAGAAATCCGGCGCACCATCGGGCGCGACCAGATAGCCGCGGTCAAATGCTTCCTCGATCACGCAATAGCGAATTGGATCCAGCATCTGCTCGGTGAACTGCGCAAACAATCGCGTCATGGTGCGCCAGACTTCGTTCAGCGCCGCGCGGGCCGATGAATAATTGGTCTTGGACCAGTCCATCGACAGCTGCTCGTAGGAAATGCCGCGCGCCGAGGCGACGCGCTGCAGGAACGCGGTCAGGAACAGCGGGAACGACGTCGTCGGCCGCGACGCGTCGTTCATCTTGATCTCGTCGCCGACCGCGAGCACCGGAATGCGCACGCCGCCGACATGCGGCGGGTTCATCCTGTAGTGCGCCAGGCGCTTGTCTGCGATCGTGCTGCCGGCCTGCGGCGTCATCTGCTGCGCGGCGACATCGGGCGGCAGGTTCGAGGTCAGGAACGCCGCCATCATGGCGTTTACCGCGGCATTGTTCAGCTCGAGCTGCGCATAGCGCGCGATCATCCGAAGCAGCGGCACCAGGCAGGCAAACGGCGAGATCGCCCGCGACTGCCCTTCGCGCTCGGGCTCGAAACCGTGGATGAACATCGGACGGCCCCACGCGGTCTGCCGCGGGACGCGCGTCCATTTCAACGCCTTCTGCACCTGGAAATAATCGCCCGGATGGGCATCGCGGATGTGGTAGGCCAGCGGCTCGCCATCGTCGCTGAAATCGATGCCGCCGCGCAGATTGTTCAGGTCCGGCATGTCGTTCGGGTTCGACAGCCGCTCCGGATCGATCATCATGACGCAGGTCGCGTAGCGCGCGAACGGCTCCGGCTTCCACATCATCGCCGCGCAGCTCTCGTTGAGCGTCGTGTAGGTTCGCGCGGCCAGACGAAACAGGCCCTGCCCGGTCAGGCGCCGCTGTGCGTCGCAGCGCTTTGCCGGGTCCCTCAGGAATAGGCGGAATTCCATGTCCATCTTGCGCGCGAGCTGCCGCACGATGGCGCGCTGCGCCTTGTCGGTGCGATCGAAGCCGAGCGCGTCCGGATCCGGCCGCGACGCCATGCGCACCGAGGCGCCGACCAGCATGTCGACCAGGCGGTTGACCGCGGCCGACGCGGTCGGGTCGTTTCGGACGAGGTCGTGCGTGCGCGCGACGGTCAGCGCGCGATCGGGCAGCACGGCGGAATCCGCTGAGTGCAGCGCCGGCCAATAGTTGCCCAGCTCCTGCGAATTCGGCGAGGAGGAATCATAGGCGCCGGAGTCGCGGATTTGCGATCCGCGCGCGTCCAAGCCCTGTGCAATCGGGATCGATGCCATTTCGGCGCGAGCCGCGGCGCGGCGTGCCCTGCGGTTCATGCGAGGCTAGTCCTGCGTTTCGTGCGCGAAGCTGTCGCGCAGATGGCCCGGGAGCGGCGGCATCGCCACGATATCGCTGCGGCCGTGCCAGCTGTCGCAGCAGAACTGGATCAGGCCGTCGGTGATGATGTAGTGACAGACGCGATCTTCGCGCGTGCGTTTCGCCTGCTCGCTTCCCGGCTCACCTTCGAAGTGAACGAAGGTCTGCCTGAAGCTGGGATTGAACGTCGGCTTGTTGACGTCGCCGTTGAAGGCCCACGACTTCGGCAGGGGATGGGTATCCTCACACGCCGGGCACCAGTGCACGTGACCGCTGCCGGTCCAACGCATGATCGGAGAGACTTGCATCAGAACTGCACTCCGATGGCACCGCGCGCCGAGCCGCCGGCGGCCTCGGCCTGCAGTCCTGCGATGTAGCCGCGCAGCTTGTCGATGTCGGTTGCCGCATAGACGACGCGGCCTTCCGGGTACTGCACTTCCTGGCGCAGGCTGCCGGTCATGAGCTTTTGCAGCGCGTCTTGCGCCGCCGCGATCTTCTGATCGAGCGTCATCGTCGCCATGTCGATGTCCTCACAGGCCGCGATTCAGATCCGCCAGCGCGGCATAGGGGTCGTGGTCGGCCGCCACGGGTGGTGCCTCGCCGGCATCCTCGACCGGCTTCAGCGCCACGGCCTGGAACGGCTTGGGCGCGAACAGGTCCGGCGTGCGAAGGTCGGCCGGAATGCCGCGCTCCTTGGCGCGGTTGGCCCAATCGTCGGACGTGAACGCCGAAAAATACGCATCAGCCGCAGCCATGTTGTAGACGCGACAGTCAAAGTAGTGGTTCGGTGCGTTGCCGCCCTGCTGCTTCCAGATCTTCTGGGTCCGCCCCTTGACGATTTCGTCGTCGAGATATTCCGACGTGAGCTGCTTGAAATAATCTTCGTCCAAATAGTTGGCGAAGTGACAATAGCCGGGCGGATAGACCACGCTGGAGCCTTCCACGACCGGCTGTCGCGCCAGATACTCGTAGAACTTCGACTTCAGGTCCCAGGTGCCCACGAGGCGCAGCTTGGCACCGCCCTTGATCTTCTTGCCCTTGTAATCGACGTCCTGGTCAGTCGCGACGCCGAGCGGCACACGCCGCCAACCCTTTTCGCCCTTGACCGCCTTCGTGCCGGGATGCCGCCGCGTCCATTCATAGACCGCGTCAGTGTGATAGTTCGCATCGATAACGAATTCATCCCAGCGCCAGCGATTGCCATAGGAGTCCGGCCATTCGCGACGATATAACTCCGTAAGCGCCACGAAGGCGCCGTCGTCGACATCCGTCGTCGGACCGTCGAGATAGTCGATATAGATCGGCCAGCTTTGCTGATCCGGCGCGTGCGCTAAAACCTCGACATAGATGCCGCGCTTCTGCACGTCGGCGGCGATGGTCAGCAGCAGGAAGCCGGGCGGGATGCGGCCGAGCTTCGCTTCGACCCGCCGCGCCATCAGCGTTTCGTGGTCCGGCGCCTCGCCGCGCATGTCGTAGGCCAGGCCGAAGGTCAGATTGTTCAGCGTCTTCAGCTTGGCCGGATCCGATCCCGCCTCGATGATGCGCTTGGCGATCACGTCCCACGGCACGAACGGCGAGGACAGCGCGTCGAAGTGCCGGGAGCGATGCTTGCCCGGAGCCGGCGCCGTCGGGATCCATCCCTCGACCTCGCCGCGCTCGTTGCGGCCGATGCCGGCACGCACGAGCTCGTTGCGCTGCCAGGATTCGATCACGACGCCGCAGCATGCGGGAACGTAATGCGCCTCGTAGGGAAACGTCTTGTTGTAGCAGAACCGGTCGGGATGACCGGTGAAGTAGAACACGCCGATCTTCAGCAGCGCCTCGGTGACGTTGTCCGGCGCCGCCGCGGCTGCGGTCGCCTTGATCTCGGCCAACGAAGCCTTGCAGCAGTTCGGGCAGCGCACATGCCAGTAACGCCGGTCGCCGGCCTCGAATTCGCGGTCGATGTAGCACGCGCCTTTTTCGACCGGCGTCGAAATCGACAGATCCTTGTAATCGCCATTGGCGAGAAAGGATTCATAGGCGCCGGTGATCATGTCATGCGGCGAGCCCTGCTTGCCGAGATCATCCGGATATTCGCTGGCCTCGTCCCGGATGACCTTCTTACGGGTCTTGCCGCGCAGGTCCGCCGTCGACGTCGCAATGCCCATCAGCAGCGAGCCGCCGGTATAGCGCTTCGAATAGGTGGTTGAGCCCTTGCCGGAGCGCGACGTCTGCGCGTGGATCTTCTTTTGCAGCACCGGCGACCCCTCGATCGCGCGCTGCAGCTTCTCGCCGACGAAGTCCGCGAGGTTTTCCTGCGTCGGCTCGATCAGGAACACGTCACAGGGCTCGACCGCGGCCGTGTAGCCGCAGGCAGCAACCGCCAGCGTCGTGAAGCCGGTCTGCTTCGACTTGCGCACCACATCCTTGTTGTCGGGACACGCGTCCGCAAAGAAATTCAGCGGCTCGACCAGATACGGCGCCAGCTCGGTCGAGAACAGCTCGCCGGCACGCGGCCCGTCAGGCACCACCAGGTTCTTGGCCGCCCATTCGGCCGGCGTGATGTCCTCGCCGGGATCGAAGATGTCCGCGCCGATGCCCGCCACGATCTGCGTGACGGTCGGCGCGGGGAACTGGATGTTCACGGGTAACTCGCACTTCGTATCGCGATCAGCGCGGCCGAGTACCTCCTGCCCCCGGGGGGAACGCCCGGACAGGAAATCACGTCGTTCACCTTGAACTGTTACCGCTCAGCAGCCGAGGAACGCGCACCTTATTACTCTGCCGGGATCGCGAACGGCCCTGCCGAGGTCGTTGTTTTCGCCGCCCGCGCCAATCGCATTCAATGCAGACTCCCGGGCCTCGTTGATCACCGAATGCGGACCGCCGGTAGGATAGCCGTTCAGGACTGCCGACATATCAACGTACAGGCTTTTTGGAGGAAGAGAGAGGCTGGCACCGCCTGTTGAGAGAATTGCAAGGATCTGAATCGTCAGATTCACGAGTTTGTTGGCACCCTGCGTGGCTTCCACACAACCACGCAACTTTCCTTGCAGGTCCACGGGTATGACACCCTTGAGCGCCACGACGCGATCTTGGTTTCGGAAGCCCTCGGCTTCGAGATCGGTCTTCTCGCGCTTTAAGTTGCTGAGTTCGCCGGAAAGCTGCTGAATTTTTGCGGTGTCCGGCGGCACTTTACTCGCGGCCGCCGCGATCTCGGACGCGATATCGCCCGCTCTGATCAAGATTTCAGCCAAACGCTTGTCGATGGCAGATTGCCGTTTGACCAAGCCGCCCAGCTCAGCGTTCACCTGCGTAATCGCTGCGTCGTACTTGTCGACGCAGTACTCTTGAGCTTGAGCGGAGCCAGCTGCGGCGATCATCGCGAAACTGAGGAAAAGGACTCTCAACATCATTGGACTCCATAAAAAGGAAAACAACCAGACATTGATACAATTTTAACTTGTGGTTGGGACCAAAGGCGTGTGGCGAGCAGGTGTGTCATTTTGTCGCCTCACTCTCGCTAGGAATCGCCTGCCTCTGCGCCGCGCGATAAACCGCCGGACTCAGGCGCCTCGCGCGCAGCCAGCTTTTCGAATTCCCGCGCCGCAACCTTGCGGAGGTCGCGCACCACGTCGCGCAGCGCGGCACGCATGCCCGGCACACCATCCTTGGTCGCGCGCGCGGTCAGCTCCTCGGCCCGACCGACGACGCCAGTGAAGGCACGCAGCACCACTTCCATGCACTGCGCTGCCGCGGCTTCCGTCTGCTCCAACGGGCGCAGCTTGCCGAGCCGCTCGTTGTATTCCAGCTCGGCCAGGCGAGCCTTGTAGACCTCGGTCGCCGTGCGCGCCCGCGTGAGCCCGGTGGCTTGCTGCGTCTCGCGACCGGCGCCGCCGTATCCGTTCGACTGGGCGTCATCCGGCGCATCGGCCAGCACGCGCTGCACGTTCATGCCAAGCGCGCGGTCGGCCTCGGCCGGATCAATTCCCTTTTTGCCGCCCTCTTCGCGCAGCACGATCTTGCCGGCGCCGACCGCCTTGCTGATGGCCTGGCGCGACACGCCGCGGTGCCGGGCATAATCGGCCTGCGTCATCAGCTCCATGGCGAACCTTCAGGCGAAGCCGGATCACTTTCGGAATCGCGCGGCCGGAAAAGAGCAACAAAATGATCCACGATCCCGCTCGACGACACAACTAAAACGTTCAATCATTGTCGCACGCGATCTAGGCGATCATCGCCGGATGCGGCAAAACCGGAGCAAACCCCACCATGACCAGCTGGAGCCAGGACTTCACCGTCAGATCCAACGCCCGCCGTGCGGCCCGCAAGGCCGGCATTGACCCTGCCAAGGTCGCGGGCTTCGTCAAGGCCGGCAAGACGCTGTATCGCTTCCCGACCACGCCCGAGCCGAAGCCGACGAAGGCAGCAGTGAAACCGAAGGCCGCGAAGAAAGCCGCCGCGCCGAAGGCTACCAAGGCTGCCGCTACGAAGCCGGAGAAGTTCAACGACAATACCGACTTCATTCGCAGCTTCGGCAAACCGTCCCCTGCCCCGGCCAAGGCGAAGTCACCCAAAGCGGCCTCCCGCGGCGGCCTGAAGTTTATCGCCGTGGCCGAGCTGCTGCGCCGGCCCCAGGGCGCCAGCATCACCGAGGTCGTCGCCGCCACCGGCTGGAAACCTCATTCCGCCCGCGCCCGCATCTCGGTCGACGTGTCCAAGCTGCTGACCAAGGGCGAGGAGATCGTCCGCCGCCGCGAGGACGGGCTGTCGCACTACGCCATCGTCAAGAGCAAGCAGCTGGAGCTGCCGGTCGAAGAGGCTGCGTAAGCTTCCCGCTAGAACGGACACGCGCTACCATCAAGGCCCGCCTCGCGCATGAGGCGGGCCTCAATGCTTTCGAGGGTCGGAATGTCTTCACGGCGCTCCCTGATCGCGGAATTCTCTTTCGGTGGCAACCACTGCAGATTGGCGCGCCGATCGTCGAGGCTCTGGCCGTTGATGTGATGGCCGTGATGAGCAGCAGCGAAGTCGATGGTGCAGCCGGTCGCGCGCTTCAGGATCTCGCGGTGCAGATAGACCGTCAGCCGCTGCACCCCTTCGTTACGCTTGGCGTAGAACTTCCATTTGGTCTTGGCGTGCCAGCCGATGTTCCAGCCCCATGCCAACGCCCAATCGTAATCTTCAGGATCGACGAGGCAGTAGATCTCACGCCGTTCGCATAACGTCAGCCGCCGGAACGGCGCCGCGTCCACCACACGCTGCAGCATGGCCTACTCAAGCCGCCCGCCGTTCCGCCGCCACCTCGCCCCACGCCCTCTCGCCGGCGGCGAGGACCGCAATTTTTTTGGTGAAACCCTCCCATCGGCGCACCGCAACGTCGACGTAGGCCGGGTTCACTTCCATGGCGAGCACGTGCCGGCCGAGCATTTCGCCCGCGATGATGGTGGTGCCGGAGCCGGAGAACGGCTCATAGACATAATCGCCAGGCTTCGAATTGTTCTTGATCGGGCGAAGCATGCACTCGATCGGCTTTTGCGTGCCGTGACCGGTGTCGCTCTTGCGATGCTCGATGTCCCACAGCGTCGTCTCGGAGCGCGAGCCTTGCCAGTGCCCCGTGCCGCCCTTGCGCACGGCATACCAGCACGGCTCATGCTGCCAATGGTAGTGGCCGCGCCCGATCACGAACTTGGACTTGCCCCAAATGATCTGTGAGCGGATCTCGAAACCGGCGCGTTCGAGCGAGGCTTGCACCGTGCTGCCGTGCAACGCGCCGTGCCAGACATAAGCGACCTCGCCCGGGAATAATTCCCACGTTTCGGTCCAATCGGCTCTGTGATCGTTCTCCACCTGCCCGGTTGCGCGCGCGCCCATCGAGGCGAGCGCGCCGCCCAGGCCGGCCGCATCGTTTCGCCAGTTAGGATCATAGTCGACGCCATACGGCGGGTCGGTGACCATCAAGTGCGGAACGTTGCCGGCGAGCAGCGCGGCAACCTGATCCGCAGCTGTGCTGTCGCCGCACATGATGCGGTGACCGTCGAGCAGCCAGATGTCGCCGGGCCGCGAGACGATGGCGGCGTCGGGCGTCGGCCCCGCGTCGGCGTCCGGGTCGGCGTGACCCTCCCGTGCGACTTCAGGCAACAGCCTTGTTAGCTCGGCATCGCTGAAGCCAAGCTCGGCGAGCGTGCCGTCGAATTCCGGCATGCTGGCCAGCGCGGCCATTTCGATAGCGAGCAGCTCCTTGTCCCAACCGGCGTTCTCGGCGACCTTGTTGTCGGCGATGATGTAGGCGCGCTTGTCGGCTTCCGACCAGCCGCGCGCCACAATCACCGGCACCTCGGCGATGCCGAGCAGGTTGGCCGCCATCACCCGACCATGGCCGGCGATGATGCCGCCGTCTTCCGCCATCAGCACCGGCGAGGTCCAACCGAACTTGGCAATGAGCCCGGCAATCTCCCGAACCTGCTTCGGCGAGTGCGTGCGCGCATTGCGGGCGTAGGGCACCAGGCTTGCGACGGGAAACGGTTCGGTCGTGTAGGCCGCCCAGGCGTCCGGCGCGACACGCAAGGCCGGTAGGGGCAGCGCGGGCTTGTTCTTGCGTGCTTTGGCCATGGATACCGCGTGTCAACCGCCCGACAACGCGGCGTCAACCGCGTCAACCTACTTTTTCGATGATTCCGCTAGCGAAACCGCGCGGCGAAGCTGCCCGTGCGGGATTTTAGGCGGGGAAGGACCCGTGAAGGGGGCGAGCCTCATGCGCTGGCGGGGTATCGCCCAAGTCAAGGGATCACGTGATCCCTTGAAGTTCCCGAACTGAAGATGGCGATGCTTCAAACGGCGCGCGCCCCGGTGGGGTGAGTCCCATCGGGGCGCGATTCGAGCGTGATGAAAAACTGCCCTTGAAGGGTACGGCATGTCAAACGATCTTACTGCGCGCCGCGTGCACGGCCTGGTACAGCAGGGGATTGTCGGCATAGCGCGACAGGTCGGACGCTGCATCGCGCGGCGCACGCACTACCTTGCCTTCGACCTCGACGCCCATCACCACCACCAGCGTATCCAGACACTCACGCAACCGGTCGCCGGTATGCCGCTGGCCCTGCTCGCTCGCCTTGTTCATCATCGCCGCCACCTGACTCACGGTCATGCGCTCCCCGAGCACGCGACGCACGATCGACGCCCCGACCGCGCCGAGCACACCGTCCACATCCTGCAGCTTTTTGATCGCATACATCTGCACGTCGTTGATGGGCTCGCCGAATCGGCCGCCATCGACCTTCATCGCCGAGGGGTCGATGCCGCGTGATCCGCCAATGCTGGCAGCGGTGTCATGCAGCGCCTGCCACTTGCGCGCCGCTTCGAGCTGCTCGGCCACGATCTGCTTCCGCTTCGCCATCTGTCCGATCGGGTCGTCGCGCAGGTTCACAAGCTTCGCCCGCCGCGGCTTCGGCTTGCGGCCCTGCTGCACCTCCATGGGATCTTCGATCATGGTCATGCCGATGTCGGGTAGATCCTTCAGCTTCGGCTTGTTGCCGGACTGCACGGCCTGTGCCGCCTTTTCGAACAGCAGCGTGAGCTTGGCCTGGTCGTCTTGCCGCTCTTCCATCGCCGCGGCCTCGGCTTCATCACGCTCGGCCTTGGCCAACAATCGATCCGCGATAGCCTCGACCTCGCCATCGGCGACCACGCGCCTCGCCGGCAACGTCGCCGTGCCCGCAGAGTCGACCACGATGTTGCCGGACAAGATTTGATCATGCTTCACACGCTCGGGCGGCATCGCCGACCACGCATAGAAAGGCCGCGCATTGTGCCGGCAGTTCACCATCACCAGTTCGGCCTTGGTGCCCCGATGATATTCGATCCACGCGTCCCAGCTCTCGGTGCCCGGTTCGATTTCGATCATCTGCCGCGACATGGAGACTTTCCCTTTCCTTCAGATC